GGCCTGGGTGATACCACTCGAAAGGTCGGCAGGTTTGCCGTTCTGTTAACCTCCAGCGTTAGCGGAGCTGCCACCCTTACCCAGACCCTGATCAGCGCGGCCGACTGGTCAAAGTACGATATCGAAGAGGGCGACACGATCGTCTTCTCGATCTACGTCAAGACTTCGGATACTCAGGTAACGGCGCAGGTTCAGGACGGTGACGATACTACCTCGGCAACCGCGGACGACACCGATCCGAACTTCCAACTGTTAACAGTGTCTCACACGATTAGTGCTTCGGCCACCAAGCTCGACCTTGTGCTCAGTGTTCTTGGTGCGTCCGATTCGGCCCATTGGTCCGGCGCCGTGGCCGCCTTCACCGACACGGCACCGTCGAGGTACATCCACTCAATCGAAGCTCCCGGCTTGCAATATCAAGGGGCGCATCAGGGGTTCGTTCGTCGCGCAACGCACAGGCGTATGGTGCTGGAAGACGATTTCGTTGGCGGCTTTGACGGCACCGGACGTGTAGGAACCTTGAACTGGTTACAGTCCAACACTGGCGCGGGCACCGTAACCAACACCGGAGCTAACAACGTGCCGGGCGCGGTGCTGATGACCACGGGCGCCAATGCCAACGACAGGGAGTTTCTATATCTGTCCGCGTTCAACGTGGCCAATGTGAGCCGGATGGTTTTCTGTTTCACTGAGCCGGCTTCCTCTGCTTCTATACGGGTGACCATGGGCCTTATCCGCCTGACGGATGTTGGAGAGGTTTCCGTGGCTGCCATCAGGGGCATTGTCGCGTACTACGACAGCGGAGTAGATGGAACCTGGCATGCGCTGATTCAGAACTCGTCAGCGGCAGAGACGGAAGCAGGAAAGGCAATCGCCACGTCAAGCCGGGCCATGGTGGAATTTATCAAAGACGCAGCCGGTCTCTGGTCCGTCTATCTCAACGGGGACCTAGTCATGACCAGTACTATTACCATTGATAGCGAGAACATGATTTTCTTTTTCGGCGTGGAAACGCTGACCACGGCCGCCAAGACCATGGTGATGGACTACGCGGCGATCGAGGGCGACGTTTCCAGGCAGTTGACGTAAAGATGGCCCAGCTATCAGGCAACATGCGAGCCCGGTCCACCGCAAGGGTCGGCGCCGCGCGCGTTGGCAACTTCCGCGTGGGCGGCGTTATTCGTGATGATGACGTGGTGACCGACGACTCTACGAACCATGGTACCTGGGCGCACGAGCGCGGGCCCCTTCCTGTCGATGCGGATCTGGGCCCACTCAACACCGATTGGACTACCGAGCGACACTAGGATATTGTTTAAACATGGCCACCCGGGCGCAGATGCGAACTCACCTCCAGGCACGTCTCCAGGACGTGGACAACGCCCAGTGGTCTGACGCCAGGCTGAACGGATATCTCAACTCCGGCCTGCAATTTATACAGTCCCAGGTCATGGCCATTGACCCCATGGCCTTTGTTTACTCGGACACTGCCAACATCCAGGCGGATGTAGCCTACTACCCCATTCCTCCAACCTGCATGTTCGAGATCGGTGTTTATACAAGGGCGTCTTCTACGGGCGACTGGGCATGGCTCGACTATATTGACCTGCCCTGGATCCAGTTTGGTGGGGCGGCCAATCACGATCCCAACCCATATGCCGCCGGCTACTCAAGATGGGGCAGGTATCTTCTGCTTCACCCAAAGCCGTCCAGGGCCGTCACCTCGGGTCTCCGCATCGAATACGTTCCGTGGCTCGTCATGGGCGCGGATAACGATGTGCCGGACGTGGATATTGGGCTGCACGATGGCATCGTGTTTCGCGCGGAGCAAATCGCACTGGGGGATACGGCGCAGGAATCCACGAAGGCGGACGCCGACCTGGAAACGATCCTTAAAAACCTGCCCAGGTTCTACCGGAGACGCGGGGCGCCCGGCAAGCTGGCTCCGATGCACACCCTAAACGAGTTCCAGGACTAGCGATGAAATCTGTTGACCTGTCGCCGCAAAGCCTGCTGGTCACGAGACGTTCCGGCGAGTGCATTCATCTGATCGATGAACTGGCTTTTGACTTCGCCTACGACCACAGCACCCGCGTAAAAGGTGATCAAGTGGGCCACAAGGGAGCAGATAACCATGATTTTCCATATTTTGTTCACTGCTACACTCCTTTGACCCAACGTTAACACATTTACTGTAAGCTTGCAATGGCCCTAAACGACGCAATCGGAAAAATAGCTGACCTAACAGAGGTACTGGCTCTGGGTAGTCGGACCAAGGACCTTCAGGACGAGTCCAAGAGCTTGGCCGGGCAAGGCGTCGTTGATGACCTTCCGAGCTTTGGTGGGGACAAAGCCCTGCATGCTATGGCCACCGAGAGGCTGGCCAAAAACATTGGACTGGTTCCCGCGCTGTCTATAGGCGGCATAAAGGAATTGTTAACCGGGGCTGGAAACGTGTTAGGTGGGGGGAAGTTTTTTGATCCTTCGGGATTTGACGTTCGTGACATTGAAGCAAATTTGCGCGGCGCCGGCAGAGCCGTTCAACCCTCCACCGCACAGCCGCAAACGCCAGGAGCTGGCGCGGGCGTACAAGACATACTCAGCGCCTTGGCCGGAGGGGGCGGGAACGCCCAGGAGCTCTCTCTCTTGGATGCGCTGCGGGGGCGCTGATGCCCGCGGTAGTCCAGCCTTACGTTCTCCGTCACCTGCGCGGGCGTAACGGCTCCACGCCCGAGAATATCGACGACGGCCAGTTCCAGGAGCTCCAAAACTGGTACGCCAAAGACCGGATCATCAAGCGGCGCAAGGGCGTTGTTCCCATAAGCGGCCTGGCCTACAGTGCTGCTCTCACCGGGGCCGCGGTGTATCTCCCTGGCGGCGTCGGCTACAAACTTCTACTTGGAACGGCTGACGGGCTGGCACAGTACGTCACCGCCTCTGGGTCGAGTTCCATCGTCGCCCTTTCTACCTCGCTAACCATCGCCACCGACGCGGTGGAGCGCTGGGTCATGCAGCAGTACAAAAACACCATGTACGCCCTACGCCAGGACATCGGGCTGCTCTACCGGTCTGATGGGCTCTCGGTTATGGGCACCGGCATTGCTGCTCCGGCCACGGCAATGACCGCGGCGGAGGGCGCGGCCGGTCTTCTTGATGCCGCGGACTACGAGGCCATTGTCACGTTTTACAACGCGGCGTCTGGCGCGGAGTCCAACCCGTCCCCAGAGGTGACCGTAACCATCGGCGCTAGCAAATCCATCAACTATTCCGCCATCCCGACCAGCACCGATCCGCAGGTCACGGCGCGTAAGATCTATCGGTCCCTCCCGGACGCGCAGGGCGAATGGTTTCACGTCCTGACAATTCTGGACAACGTCACCACATCGTTCAGTGGAGAGGACGCGGAGCTGGCAGACATGGGTCTGCCCGCCGAGTCGGTCAACGGCATCCCGCCGGACGACCTTACGTGCTTCACCGTTCACCAGGAGCGCATGTGGGTGTCGGACGGCCTACTGCTGTATTTCTCCGAGCTCGGGCTGCCGGAATCGTTCGCCGGAACCAGCTCTCTAAACGTTCAGTCCGATGACGGATATCTCATCAAGGCGGTCGTTGACTTTGGCGAGATCCTTCTGGTAATGAAACAGAGCGGGGTCTACTTTGTCGCCGGGTCGGACGAGCAGAGCTTTTCCGTCCGCGTCCTGCACAACCGGCACGGCTGTGTGGCCAGGGACACGGTGGCCGTTGCTGAAGGGTTCGCCATGTGGTTCGGAGGTGATAACTTCTACCTCACGGATGGCAATAGGGTAAGCGCGATCGGCAATCCCGAGGTGGTCGATCTGGTCGAGTCTATTTCCTCAGACGACTACGATCTCATGGCTGCCGAGGTAAACGTCGCGGAAGGCTGGTACATGTGCAGCATTCCCGAGAGCGGCGCGATCACAAAATGGGTGGCCTACAACTACCGCTCGGGTGACTGGCATACGATGACCTTTGATGCCGCGGTGGGAACGCCAACGTGGATGAAGCAGATTCCAGACTCTAACGGTAAGCCCGTGGTCTATGGTCCCATGCCAGCTCGCACTGGCCATATCCACCAGTTTTTCTCTGGCGCGAACGACGTTGGGTCGCCTATTGCCTGCTCGTTACGGTCCAAAAACTTTGGCTTCGCCAAAGAAGATACGATGAAGTTCATGAAGGACATCCAGATGTTGATCTCCTCCACGGGCGTGGCCGAAGACATCGTGTTTACGCTCTATCGAGACGACGACGCCGTGGCCGAGGCGACCAAAACCTGGAACACGTTCGGCGGGAAGATGTGGAAGCGCATACCGCTAGCCAACAACGGAACCCCGGGCTTGTTTATGTCCGTGGCCGTGAGCTATTCTGGTGACGCAGACTTCGACATCGCAGGTCTTGGCTTCAAAATCGTAGACCTTGGGCGTCAGGCGCCCGTTATTTAGGAGATGCAATGAAAGCAATTCACGTACAGGGCGACCAGTTTATCGTGGGTGGAACAGTTCGCCCGATCGTTACCCGGAGCAGCTTCTGCCTGCTGGGCCACTACCAGAGCGGCAACCGAGACAAGGCCAAGCAGTGGCTCGACAGAATCCAGGCGCAGGGATTCGATGGCCCGCGCGTCTTTGGCGAGAATCAGGACTGGTTTCCTGGGGACAAATTCTACGGAACGGGTCACACGCCGAGGATCGACGCATTTCTCAACCACTCCGGCCCGTCCTCCAAGCTCAAGCTTCGCCCCGGATACGCGGCGCTGGTAAAGGAGTTCATCGAAGATCTGATCGAGCGCGACATGGTCGCCGAGTTCTGCTGCGTTGCCACGATCAAGGGCCGCGACCCTGGATGGACGGCTCACGGACTGAACAAGTTCGCCCAGATGTTTGCCGATCTTCTGGATCCCGACGACAGCCCGCTCTTATTCGAGGCGGTCAACGAGGTGTTTGCTCACTCCGTATTTCACGACGACCCGGCAGAGGTGGCGCGCTTTGGACCGCGGTGGCGCAGGTCGAGCAACGAGCCATCGCATCACAATTTTCCCGGATCCACTATCGGCTGCTCCGGGCGCGGGTCCAAAAATCACTGGCGTCCAGGATTTGATGACGTGGGGTACACCCATCGCAACATTCATCCTCCAAGGGGCGACGGATGGGCGCTCGGAGAAAACGACCTTCCGATTGCGGATGGGCTGGCTCTCTCCAGGGCGGCCACGCGCGGGAAGCCTCTCTTCTTGAACGAGACGATACACCACATGACCCAGGTTCAGTGGGACTTTTGGGTGGAAGGCGCTGGCGGCATTGCCAAATGGCGCGGGCTGTCCACCACCAACACCAAGGCCCTGGTTCAGTACGCCGCGGACGTGATCGGGGCCGGCGTGTCTTTCTGTGCTCACGACTGGGTGGGTCAGACCACGGATCCTGGCCAGCCGATCACCGAGTACGAGGCGCGTATGATCGAGCTTCTCGGCGGCATCACGCCTCCGCCTCCGCCTCCGCCCGCGGATGAGCTGATTCCGCCCATCGTGGACGCGGTGATTCGCGGCTACGATGAAATCCTGTTCCGTGCTCCAGACCCGGGCGGAATGCAGCACTACCACGACGAGATCAAAAACGGCATGTCGGAAGCGCGGTTTCGCGAAGTGCTGTTGCGCGACTACCTGAAGGGCGCAAGATAACACCATGGCTCAGTACTCGATTAAGGATGTGGAGCACGACGGGATCATAGCCCCGCCTGCTCCCATCCGGCTGACCGAAGACGGCAACGTGTCTCCGGCTACCGTGCTGGCCATCAACCAGACCCTGGCCGCCATCGTCAAGCACATCAATGGTGGCCTCAGTGTTGGGACGGGCCAGGCGAGATCGCGCGTGGGCAACTTTCAAAACCAATGGCTCGTGTTCACGTCACCCTCGGCGGCCGATACGGAGTTCGAGCTGCCCCATGGCCTCGGGCGGACTCCTATCGGGTTTACCACGTGGTTCGTCAACAAGGCGGGTGTGCTGTACATTGATAACTATGGATCGTGGAATCGCGATCGGATCCTGCTAAAGTGTTCAACAGGCACAACCGCTTGCGTGATCGAGCTGGCGTAGATTAAACTGAAAAGGTCACATCAGATTCCGAAGCGGATATTTGGAGCGTAAGATGCCAGGAAAACGCGGAGAACGCGAACCAATAGACAGGGGCCCCAGAGGCCCGGGGCCAGCGGGACCAGGACCAGCCCCTACGCCGACCCCTGTTGTCGGCCCTCAACCGGTGGACCCTACACCCGTATCACCTACTCCGGTCGGTCCCGGGCCGGCGCCTGCCCCCACTCCGCCGCCGCCTCAACCCGTTGCACCTCCGCCCATTCCGGCGGGAGGGCAGCCGGCGGCCTCCGCGGTCACTCCGAGCATTCGACCCGGTACGGCCGCCTCAGAGAACCTGCGCGCGGCCCGAGGGGCCCGCATCGGTGGCTTCAATCCGCACAACCTCGCCGAAGGCGCAGGTGGTGGAGGTTTGGCCGACATTCTCCGAGCTCTCAGCGGGGCGCAAAGTTCGCTATTCGCGCCGGCTGGCGCCGTCGGTCAGAGCGTGCAGCCCAGGTTCGAAGAGGACCAGCGCATCCTCGGCATTATCAGCGCTCTTGGGGGGAGATAAGGTTTTGACGAGTGCCCGCTCTCAAAAAAGATGGAACGGATCGGTTTAAACAAAAGCTCGATCCGGTAGGTCTCCCCAGCAAAAGCCTGGCCACACCAAGGGCGCCACAGGCCAGGCAGCCCGTTCAGCCTACCCCCACCAGCAAAACCAAAACGGCCGCCATCCAGGCGTTGCCGGCCAAGAGACCCCTGCCTCCCGCACCCGGGCAGAAGGGAATCATCCCGCGCACGCGACAAGATGCTGTCGAACGACCCATCACGTCGCCGTCCACGACTGACGCCATTCCTCCGCCGGGTGAAGTCCAGGCGGACACGGGCGAGCCGGCTGTTGACGATCAAGCCCTTCAGCAACAGGCTGCCGTCCCTATCCCTGGGGCCGAGGAAGAAGGATCTGGCGCGGCGCAGGGCGAGCCCGGTCTAGGCGTCCCACTCAACGAGACGGGACTGCCGATGACACGGCAGGAGCAGCAGGGGTTGACGTCAGAGGAGATCCAGGCGGCCCGAGGTGACACGAGCTCGTTCTTGTCGGATCAAGAGGCCAACGAAGCCATCGAAGACAAGAGGATGCGTCAACCGTCCCCAGTGGAGGGCATACCCCAAGGGACTTACGAGAAGGTCGTCAAAGAGCCGTCGTTCAGCGGCAACGTGAGAATGAGCGCCGAGAAGATGCAGGAATGGAAGGACGACGCACGGGAGCAGCTTTCCAGCTTCGGAGACTTCCCAGGAAAAAACGATCCACACGCTCCACCTCCTCCTATCCGTCCGTTCGGTCGCTCGTTCAACCCGTTCACCGGACAGTTCACGGGGGAAAAAGCCCCCAGCGCGTTTAAACTCATGGGGATAGACTTCGAGGCTCTGAAAAAGGAGTTCTATCGTACTGGGGGCAGGTCGTAATGGCCGCCAAGAAACCGGACCCGAGCAGCATCGGAGTCGTGGGCCCCAAGAAGCCGCTGCCCCCAGCCCCGTCCACTGGCGGCGGAGCTGCCGCCGCCGACGCGGGTGGTGGAGGAGGGGGAGGCGGGGCCGAGATCGGAGAGGGCGGGTACAAAGCTATCTCCGAAAAAGAGACCCTCAACGTAGGCGGGGTGGATAAGCTCATTCAGAAGAACCTCTCGGATCGCCTGTCCGGAAAAGGCAGTGGTCTTTCGGACAAGATCATGGCGATGCAGAAAGAGAAGCTCTTTCGGGACACCCAGGGCGCCACTCGGCGCGGGCGTATGGCCCTCATGGCCGACGCGGCTCGGCGTGGTGTCTTCCGCTCCGAGGCGACAGGAACGCTCATCCGTGACGTGGAAGTCGCGGGCATGCAGCAGTTCTCCAGCGGGGTCAAGGATCTGATGATCCAAAAGGCCAAGATGGACCATGACGACATGATCAAAGCGCTCGACCAGGCGCAGTCATGGGTCACGTCCACGCGCCAGTATCAGCTTGGCCTAGAGCAGAATGCGATCTCTAGAGAACAGATCAAGGCCACACTAGCCGCGGCCGCCATGTCGGCGGCGGCCACTAGGTACGCGGCAGACCAGAGCCTTAAGGGTGCCCGTGCGGCTGCCGGTGCATCGCGATTCGCCGCCAACTTGGCGTTTCAAAGTAGCACGGCCCTTATCGATGGCGAGCAGGTTTTTTACACGGGATCGGATGGTAATCAGTACCCCGTCAGCATCAACCAGGCAAATCATGCAGGGTTAGGAGGTTAGCAATGGCAGAGAATGGAGGAGGGTTCGGCGGTCAGGTACTGGGGGCGCTGGGGGGAGGTCTGGGGGGCCTGGGCGCTGGGGTGCTGGGCAACATTATCAGCGGACTCTTCAGAGAGAGCGACGAAGAAAAGCGAAATCGCGACGCAGTGGCTAGCTCCAACGTGAACGCGGCCGGATCCGAGACCAGCTTCGACCAGTTCTTGGCAAAGCTGGCCACCACGGACCCGACCAACGCGCTCGACAATTTTGTCAAAGCGCAGAACCGCGCGGGTATTTTGAACTTGCCGCGGCGTGATGGCTCGCGCCCGCAGGCGGGCTCCGACATGGGCGACATTATCGCCGCGCTGCGCAATCCCAACACCTTCGGCCTGTCGCGCAACGAGCAGGGAGGCTTCGACTACACGCCGCCCAATTTCCAGGCAACGACACTGAACGAGGATGGGTCGCGGAACCGCGGTCAGGGCACTGACCCGCGGTCGTTCATCCCGAATAATGCTCCGCCCGCCCCTCCGCCGCCCGTAGTGCAGCCCGATCGTGATCAGCAGTTGGCGCAATTTCTCGGCGGGGCAGGGAGTTAAAAATGGGCGCTGGCCAGGACTTCCTCCGATCGCTTCTCGAAGGCTTTGCGGGCGGGCAGGTGCCCGCGATCCAGGCGGCCAGAGAAGAGGAGCAGCTCGCTCAGTCTATGGGCATCGACGTCGAGGAGCTGCGCAAGCGCCGCAAGGCCGAGTCCGACCGGGCCGCCCAGAAGGAACTGCTGGAGCTCACCGACAGGCAGATTGCCCAAGCGAAGCAGTTAGGGGACCTGCGCAACGAGAGCGGTCGCCTGGAAGCATTGACCGGTCTAGCCAAGGGCGAAGGCTTAGACGCCCTGACGCAGTTTCTGCCATCCAAAGAGGGAAACGAGCAGACGTTTCAGGGTACGTTCGACGATCTGGTGTCTAAGCGCCAGACGTCTGGCAAGGATTTACTGCCTGGCCTATACCGAACCACGCCGGCCAAGACGCGCGAAGATGTGGCTGCGGAGATCGAGCTCGAAAGAGATCTGGGCGACACGGCTTTTGAACAATCCCTGCAAGCCGCGACTAGCGAACGCGAGGAAAGAAGGACGGATCTCACCGAGGACCGACTGGACCTGGACCGCGAACGTCTCAACCTCTCCAAGGAGATTGAGGCCAGGCACGAGCGCTACACGAACAAGAGCATAGAGTTTCTCGGCGAAAAGATGCTTCGGCTCAAGGAGGAGGGACGGCCTAGCCTCTCGGATGGTCAGGCCATGCAGATGGCCTTTCAGGTGATGAACGAAATTGGGGACCCAGAGGATCCGGACTTTATGGACGACGTCGCCGCATGGGCGCGAGATCTGAAGTCGTCCTATCAGTCGCACGCCACCCCTGGCGGCCTCGGGTTTGACGATCACGACAGACTAAGGGGCACGCTGCGCGATACCATGAGAAAAATGGAGGAGCGACAGGCGGCCAGCGGTCGATCCGTTCAGGACTTTGTCGGCGATGTGGACGACACGTCGTTTGAGGACGACCGTCAATTCGACGACGGCGTTCCTCAGTCTGAAGCGTTCAGCCAGCCACCCAAGGAAGAGCCCCCCATGCCGTCACTGCCGGCCAGGGACGGAGCAGGGGATCCTCGCTGGGCCGATCCGGACATCAGCTTCGTTGACCTTATTGGAGCAAACCCAGAAGTTAACACGGCCATCGAAAAACAGATGCAACAAGAAGATCTGGAGTTTTACCAATCCCAGATCAGACACCTGATGGCCCTGGGGTACAAAGAAGAAGACCTGCCCGACAACCTGAAGACGTTCATCGAGCTGATCAGGGATCCAAAGAAGGGCCCCGGGCTTGGCGGTGTTCCCGGCGGCGGCGGACCGCCCCCAGGACTCCAGCGGCAGTAGCGCGCCAGGGTCGAAATGTTTAAACTAGTACCATGTCGTTCACGTATGAGGAGCTCGTAAAGCGAGCAGGAGGCGTTCCCCTTGTCAGACCAAGCCAAGCCCAAAAAGGACAAGCACCCGCAACACCTTCGCCCAACCAAGATCTCGAAGAAGACGAAGAGAAGCGGCGAAGACTCAGCTACGAAGAATTGGTCCGTGCTAAGGGTGGGATCCCTCTCAGTAGAGATGTCCTCCGCAATGAAAGAGCGCGTACTCCAGAGGCTGCGCAACGACAAGTCACCGAAGCCAACCAGAGAACCCAAGACAGCAAGCCTGAAGTAGTCGCCGAGAGGTTTCTCACCGGCCTGAAACGTAGGGCCGAGGAGCTGCGCAAGGAGAGGGCCGCCATCTTCACAGCCAGACAGCCGGATGGAACTCTGCTGTCTGGGCAGGACCAGACCCGAGCTATCGCCAGGGTAGAAGCCGAACAGAAAAAGGTCCAGGCCATGCTCGGGTCGGTACTTGACCAGGAAATCGCTGCTGGACGAAGACCTACAAAGCTTCAGGCGGCCGGCGGATTCCTGGCTGAATCCATATCCGAGCTAGGCAGTGTTCCGTCCAAGGTCTTTGACCTACTGGGCGACGATCCCGACCTGGATCAGGCCAGGAAGATCGCTGAACTGCGCGGAACCCCTGGAGTGCGAGAGCAGGCTGACGAAAGTTTAAACAAAGAGATTGCCAAGCTCACGCCTGAGCCTGTCACCGAAGGTGAGAAGTTAACCAGGATCGCGGCCAAGCTTCCACCTTACCTTGCTCTTGGACTTGCGTCCGCTCCTGCTTCAGCCGGCGTAGCCGCCGGGCTGGAGGGCGAAATCGCCAGCCCGCTCATTAGGGAGCTGCTGGGTCAGGTCGCCCAAGAAGCCTTGATTGCCCCGACAACCTTTGGCACCATCGACGACCCTGCGGCAGCGGCGGCTGTCACGCTGGCCGGGCCCCTGGCCGGTACTGCTATTGGTAGGGTTATCGGCGCGGGCCGAGGGTCTACCAGACCGGCCACCGCAACGGCGGAAGAAGTGCTCGAAGGTGGGGTCCCGCTGGCCACGACGACAGCCAAGGAGACGGTAGAGGAAACCGTACCTCGTGCTACGCTTCCACATGCGCCCGACATGACTGAGCTGCCCGGTGGATTCACCGTTACACAAAGCCCCAAGACCGGAACCATCGGGCTGAAGGGTCCTGCCGGCGAGAAGGTGGGGATCAGGGAAACCGCCGACTCACTGGAGCTTGTGTCCGTTGGTAAGGGGCAATCACCCGACAGCCGAACGTCTGTCTCTGCCATGCGCGAGCTCTCGGAAGCGAAGGGTAAGCCAGTCAAGTTCGTAAGCACTAATCTCAGCCCTTCTGGCGGGAAGTTTCGCCAGCGATTGATCGACCGAGGGGAGCTCGATCCGAAGACGATGGAGCTGTCACCTCAGGCGTCGGCTCAGGCCCGAACAGAGAGAGGCGCCGCGATCGCACTTCAAGGGGAGCAGGCGACAGTAGACGCCTTTGGCCGACCACGGGTCGAGCCGATTGGTGGTGGCAAGCAGTTCGAACACGTGGCCAACGCGGGTAAGTTCAGCGACTCAACCAACATGAACCTGGAGAGAATCGACACGCCAGAGGCGGCACTCCAAGAAATTCACAACATGAGTCGAATCGAGGGTATCAACATCCGCCTGGCCCAAGGTGCTCGTCACACCTGGGAAGAGGTTGACGGAGAGGTAGTTGATATCGTGACCAACCCAGACAAGCTCCGGGCTCTGCTGGGTAAGCCTCATGGCTCGGCCTACACTGATACCGAGGCTATGGCCATCCGAGAGCTTCACGCCCGGTCCGCTGTCAGTGTTCAGCAGACCAGGGTTGGCCTCAAGGCTGGCACGCATACCGCCGAACAGCTACGTGACGTGCTGGGTGATTTCTTGGAGCTGCGCCTGCGAGCCGGCGGGGCCGCTGCCCAGGCCGGAAGAAGTTTAAACATCTTTAAAAAGATGGCCACCGGCAAGATCGAGCTGCCTCCCGGCGCCATGGACGACATAGCTGGCTACATCGATGGCCTGAGCCCTGAAGAGCTGGGCGGGTTCGCTGAGCGTATAAACCAACACGCCGGCAAAACCAAGCCGCCGAACTTCTCGGACAAGTTATACGAGTGGTACGTGAACTCTCTTGTCACGGCGTCTCACGGCGTCAACGTGCTTAGCAATGGCGCCGAGTTCACGTACAACGTAGGCAAGCGCGCTACGGCGGCGGGGCTCGATGTAGGCTTTTCTATCGGCGGTCTCCGCCGACCGCGGGAGGTGTTCTTTAGGGAGGCGTATGAGCTAGCCAGAATGAGCGGCACCGGCCAAGGGTTGAGACACGCCTGGACCAGATTTCGTACCGGCATGTCAGAAGGGCCCGCGCGGGCCTCAAAGGTCCTCGGGCAGGAAGCCATAGGAAAAACGCCAGGAGCGGGCATCGTCGAAAGAGGTGCAGGTAAAGTTCTTCGCGGCTTTGGATCGCGAGCCCTTGGGGCTGAGGACGAGTTCTTCTCGACGCTCTCCTACGTAGGCGAGTACAACGCCATGGCCTATCGCCAGGCTCTTCAGGAGGGACGCAGGGGCGCTGCTCTAAAAGAAAGAGTTGTTGAATTACTGGCCACAGAAGGAAAGCCGGGAGCTCTAGGCCCAGCCGGTCCTGGGTCTATTCATGCGCGGGCCGTCCAGGCGGCAAGGCGAAACACCTTCACGGATGACACGCTCCTGGGACAGCTCGGGAGCAAGGTCAAGAACTTCGACGTGGCGAGGGCCGCAGGGGCCAGGAACGTTTCACTTAGGCCGGGTCGCTGGTTGGCCCCATTTACCAGCGTCTCCAGCTCAATTATGACCAAGGGAATCGAGAACAGCCCCCTTGGATTCGCTACCGTTCCTCTCCGCCGGGGGCTCGCGTCGCGCGGGATAGTTCAGTCCACCGGCCGGCCCCTGGCGGAAGAGTTGGCCGCCCCAACGCTGGGCACCATGATTGGGGTGACCGCCTGGTACATGCGCGAGCACGGATGGATAACCGGAAATCGCCGAGACGATTCGAACGAGAGGGCCGTGCTCTACGGGGAAGGCTGGCAGCCGAACGCACTGCACGTTGGTGACAAATATATGCCGGTCGGCCGTATTGAAACCCCCGGAACCATTCTGGTGATGGCCGTCAATGCCATTGAGGCATTTGAGGAAGGCAGAACCGAAGAAGGGTACAGGGTCTTAACAGGCATGGCCGGAGTCATTCGAGAGCAGGCTGACGACTCTTGGATGCGCGGTATCTCTGACGTGTTAGAGGTGATCGAAAACGCGGAGATGCGTAGCCCCGAGAAGCTGGCGGCTCGGCAGGTGGCTGCGTTCTATCCGAACATACTAAGGCGCGCCGGCAAGGTTATCGATCCAACCATCCGCCAGACCGAGGGCTTCTCTGACACGCTACTGCGCGAGATCGACACGTTCGGCGTGGCTGAGCGCTCGGAGCCGCGCCTGGACCCGTTCGGCAGAGAGCAAGGAACCGACAAATCTGCATTCGACCGACTCACCGGATTCTTTGGCCTACCAACTTCCACCGCCAAGAACGACCCGGTGTTGAGGGAGCACATGAGACTCGGCGCCGCACTCGGACAGGTTGGAATCACTGGCAGCCTGACCGACGACGTTGACGAGAAGGAGTTGTTTAAACAGGCGTCCCCTAGAGAGGTCACCAAGTTTCGGAAGGCTAAGGGCGCCTTCCTGTTAGAGCTGGATCAGGCCCTTATCAACAGCAGCCGCTATGCGCGGGCCGACGACAACGAGAAGATGACCATGCTTAGAAGGGCCAGGTCTATGGGGGGCAACGCCTGGAACGAGAAATGGCGGAAGGCTGGCCACCCGTTCGACGAGAGGTTAACCATGGTGGACAGCCGCATCCGCGTCAACACCTTGGCCCGCAAGATCGCACGCATCCACGACGTCAAACAATTGCAGCTCGCGGACCCTGAGAGGTTCGGCCCGGAGTTTCCCGGAGCCACCTTCGAGGACATCCTGGAGCTCGAAAGGCTCAGACAATGAAAACTAACTGGCAGCAGGTTGCCCTTGTTCTGCTCGGGCTGATTGTGGGCGGTGGGGCGGCTGGCGCGGTAGGTCAGCTCCAATACTCTCGACTCCAGGCGGAGGTTAGGGCCGAGGATGACGCGCAGGAAAAAATGCTCACCGCTATCCTCGTTCAGGTAGGCAGGCTCGACTCACGTGTTGACAGCTTGACGGTAGAGGTGAGCCGTCTCCGAGATCGCCTGAACGAGTAGTCCGCCCATTGCGGGGAATGGCGATCTTTTCGGTGTTGAGTACGTCTATTCCGGGAGCGTTGTGATCTCTTCTCCCTCTCGTTAGGGCCGTGCCTTCGCTAGCTGGTGTCCGTTCCAGGCGGCCCCTCCGCAGCGCGCGGCCGCGTAGAGCCATGTGATCTTCTCGATCTGTTCCGGCTTACGCTTGGCCCCCCACCACAGGGCGATCGGAACCGACACGCTGAAAGTCACACGCGCGGAGCGCTGTCGCATCAAGGGGTTGCGTTCCGTTCCCCCGCGAGCCAGCGCAATCTCGGTTGTGCTCAGGTCGGCCGTACTACAGGCCAGCATGACAGCCAGTGCCCATCCGCTCATTTTTGCCTCCTGGATCTCTCTCCTCTGTCGCCGTAGTCGACAACGCAAAACTTCTCGGCCTCGTCCGGGGTCCAGTAGAAGGTGTGCCACGAAGTCGTGACCGAAGTGTCGAACCGTGCCGGCCTGTGTGCGTGGTAGACGACCCTACATCGACACCCGAACTCTTCCAGCCAGCGCATGAAATCCAGGTCAGCCGACCGCAGCTTCGGCGTGTCGCCTCCGTGCTTGCACTGGAACAAGTACGCACGCGCCATCTGGCCTTCCTTCATCAGGGCCACCACGTCGAAGGGCCCATGGCTCCCAGCGGAGCGCATCGCCAACAGGCAATTCGGTTTTGTGCTCAGGTACTTGACCAGCTTGCGCTCGAAGTTGGCACCGCGGTTGTAATTGCCCTTGGCGGACAGCGGCCGACGCTTGGACGTTTTCGATTTCGGATTTTTTGTTTTTCGTTTTTTGGATTTCAAAATTTTTATTTCCCTATTTTGAAACCTGCTGTTAACACCACCCGCTAGCCACTCTTTAGAGCTGTACAACGCAGAGGGATGATAGCACCCTAGAGCCGACAAAGCAAAACTGCGAGGGCTACGACAGTGGATCAAGAACATTCGGATTGTCTGGCCAGGGCCACGTCACTTTCTGTGGCTCACCATGGTCGTCGATCTCGATGATTTCCATTACGACGATCGCTTCTCGCTCTGGCGCGGCTGATTCCCAGTGCACGTCTTTGGGGTATGTGGTCTCGGATCTTCCCGCGTGCCAGGTCTGATCTCTTGGGCAGTAGCCAAATACGCCCCATGACATCAAGTTGTCCTCCTGATCTTGATCTCTTAAGATCTCTTGACTGGGAGTGACTAGCTGGAGCTTTGAGCCCCGAAGACGAACCGGCCCCCCCACCCCCCAGGGTTTTTGAAGACCCAGGGAGGACAGAGGAAGCCGGCCACGTCTTCGAGGCTCATGGAGACGTCTAGCCGTCGCCCGTCACCCGTCAGACCCGTTTGGCCCCGCGGTCCATGGCCTTGCCCCCGCAACCTTTGGAACGGGGACTGGCGGCCTACCGCGGATCTAAAGTAGCACATCAGGATCGCCCTTGACAACTGGGTTCGCGTATGGAGAAAATGGGGCCATGCGAAAAGCCGTTACCGCTGCCTTCCTGGCGTTGGCCGCAACTCTCGCCTACGCACAAATTTTCTACGTCGAGAACGTCGTGGCCGGCGCAGCCGGCGCGGCTGTTCCAACGCTCTCGAATTTCGCCGCCGCCCGCGCGGTTACGATCAACACGGCAGACGCCACAAACACCGTGTACGTCCGCTTTGATCGCGACTACCTCCTCGATGGTGAGTTCGAAGACTCCGTACAAGACATCCAAGCCGCAGACGACCCGCGCTCCGCGGGTGAGGATCCAGTCCTCGGCGCGGGCCACACGGACGCATGGGACGAAGACGGCGAGCTCCTCACTTGGGGGTACACCGAAGTCGCCGCGGACGCCGATATCGAAGTCGAGACGACCAACGTTCTCTACGGATATTCGTCGCTCCGGTTCGACGCCGAGGACATGGTTCAGCTCGTTGCCAACGAGGACTTCGAGGCCGCGACGGGCGACGATTTCACGTCTTGGACCGAGAACGTCAATGCTGGCTCGGGCACGATCGAGAGCGACGAGGTTGGTCCCTACGAGGGCACTATCGATGCGCTCCTGACCGGCGGCTCTGCTCACGTGGATCTCACGTCCGCCACGATTACAGTCACCGCGTCCACGGAATACGTGCTCAGCATCTGGGGGCACAACGCCGCTGCGGATGACGTGTGCGTTGCCCGAGTTCAAGAGGCTACGGGCGGGACCGACTACCTTCAGGCCGACGGCTCCTGGGCTGCTGGCGAAGTCGATCTCGGAGAGGCCACGTTCGACGACTCGACCACGGTCTATCAGCAATACGTTAACACGTTCACGACCGATACCGGAATCACCGGAATCACGGTGTCCCTACACGCGGACGTGACGGGCGATATTTGCAGCTTCGACGCGGTCTCTCTCCACATCCAGCCCACTACCGAGATCACGGCGATATCCAAGGTGAAGCTGTACGACACGGTGGCCAACAGCTACGTGCTCTCGCTCGCCACAGATGCCGGCGCTACTGGCTCGGCAAGGCTTGAAATTCAGATCTCCGACCCGGGCACCGCGGCTCCGTTGGTCCCGCAGTATTACACGGGCTCTGCCTGGTCGGCGACCGAGACGTGGATCTCGGTTCCCTACACGGCCACGTTGGCCCGCACGCACGTTGCCTTCGAGGCGCGCACCGCGACCGGACATTTCGTCGTGGTTCGCATCCGTCCCGAGGTTCTCGGGGAGGACGAGGACATATACCTGGACGCGGTCATGCTCACAGGGGCGGCTCTGTCCACTAACGCATTTCTTTTGTCATCTACCCCGTTGAGGGTGGAGATCGCCCCAGGTGGTGGGCGGTTCTCCGTATCGGACGACGGAAGCGGCACAATCGTTTCTTTCGCGGCCGAGCAATAACCGCCATTCCGAAGCGGACACGCAAATTGTGGAATCCTGTTAGTTGGTTTAAACAAAAAATCAAGGGCCGAGCCATCATGGTGATGGTTCGAAAGCTCTTGGAGGGAGACAACATGGCGTTTCTCAAGGGTCTCATTACTTCGAAAAAGCTCGGCGCGGTGATCGCCGGCATATTGACGGTTCTCCTCAAGAACCTTCTCGATCTGGATGACGCGACGGTTGCCAAGATCGTCGAGCTCATCATGGCCTACATCCTCGGCCAGTCCACCGTGGACTTCGCCCTGGCCTTCAAGGGCAACAAGAGAGCGTAGAACCATGTCGAAGATATTCCACGGTGCGCTTGGTTGGATCGGCCTGGCGATCCTGGTGGCGGGAGCAGGATATAGTCAGATCTCCGGTCTCCCCGCGGACACGACGGTCAGGGTGGTGAACACCGCCCCGGCCAGCGGCAGCTATCCCGGCCAGATGATCGTGGTGTTGGGCACTACGGCCCGGGACGATCCGTCGGTTCAGGTGTGGAACGTTAACGATGGCGTCTGGGAGACCATTGGCGGAGATGCCGCAGACCTGACCCCGGCAACGCTCACTACTACGGGTGACGTTACGGTTGGCGATCAACTCGTGTTGGACGATGGTACGGTTGACGCTCCGTCGTTCTACTTCGCCTCCAACGACAGAACCGGCCTCTATCGCGTCGCTGCCAACCAGGTGGGTATGGCCGTCAACGGCAGCCTGGTTCATCGATTCACGAACGCTCAGTTCTACTCCGCGCCTGGTACATTTGCGTTGCCCAGCCTCGCGCCAAACGATGATGGTAATACCGGCCTGTATTTCAACGGCGGCGCCATCTGTTCATCCACGGACAGCTTGGAAGGCTTGTGTTTCCGTGTCGAGAAAACCGTCCTCACGGCTGCCGAGGTTCAGGCTCTTCAGACGACGCCTATCAGCGTGACACATACACCGGCCGCCACCGAGGTAATTATTTTTCTCGGCGCCAAGATCATGCTGAACGCGGATGGCGCTGACGATTTTGCCGGAGTTGGCGCGGGCGAAGACCTGGTCATCCAGTACGAGACTAGCGGACTTGTGGTGAGCGCCGTCTGTGACACGGCCACGTGCATAGATCTTGACGCGGCCACGGCTGACAGCGGGTGGATACCGGCCCTCACTTCGGCTGGGTATTCCACGACCGCCAATCTCCAGAAGGCATTGCAAATCTCGGAAGACGGAGGCGGTGACGGGTTCACTGGTGGGGCGGACACCGATTTCGAGATCGTCGTCTACTACCTGGAGCAGACGCAAAACAACTAAAGAGAAAGGCGGTTTCCGGTGAGGGTCTACGCTGCCGTTTTCGTCATGGCCATATCGGCCTGCTCGGCGTGTTCTGGTCGTGCCACTTCCACAGAGCCCGACCCGGTTCCGCCGCCTCGGTTCGAGTCTATACACATGATCGGCCGGTTCGGCATGGCTCACGCCTGCCCCGTGAGCGGCATGATTCTCACCGCGGCCCATGTGGCGGAGAGTCACACGTACACTGGCGTAGTGCAAAAGTCGTACGCCTATACCATAGGCGGGAGGGGCGGGTACATTTCCCCGATCTCGTCGTCCGCGTTCAGGGACCTGGCCGGCATGAGAGTTCAGAGCGGGGACATTCCACCCATGAACACTCTGGCAGAGACTGCCGCTGCCCAGGGCGACACTGTTTACTGGCGCGAGTGGGATCTACAAAACAGAGTGGGCCGGCTTGAGCTTCGCAAGGGTGAGGTATCAGAACCTCCGGAAGCCGGTCACTTCGCCTTTCTTCCGTCGCCAACTCCCGGGGCCAGCGGCGGCTGCGTCTTTAACGAGGCCGGCGACGTTGTTGGTATCTTGGTTTGGTCTGTGGGTATTACAAAACATGTCGGCTTTGCAGTTGACATCACTGGAGACTGGTCGCCTTGACGTTGCCATCCGATCCAAAGAAAAGAAAAAACATACCAATCACCACAGGGGTTCTGGACTATTTTCCTGATGCCATTGCAGCCGTAGCGGAAGTGAGTATGGTCGGCAACGAGCAGCATAACCCTGGAGAGACGCTGCACTGGTCAAGGGGAAAAAGCACCGACCACGCCGACTGTGTGGCGAGGCATCTTGTCGACAGGGGGTCACTGGACGATGACGGGATGCGCCATTCGGCCAAGATGGCCTGGCGATCGCTGGCGCTACTACAACTGGAGATAGAGCAAGATGGGCGCACTGAAATACGGAACGGAGATTCGGGAGGCGGCGGGCAAGCTGCGTGCGAACGGGTTTACGTACCGGGAGATAGCGGACAAGTTGTCTGTTCCGGCGTCAACGATCCGCGAGTGGCCGAATATGGCAGACCGGCCTCAGCAGGCGATTTCCGCTATATCTCCGGAGGACGCAAAGCAGATGTTGCGTCACCAGGAGGAGCTGGCGCGGGCCCGGGAAGAAACCTTCCGATGGAAGAGGCTATACGCCACCGTGGATCAGGAGTTCAGGGAACTAAGGGCTTACTCTGGCTTATCGGAGAGGGCGAGGACGCCGGAGATCATCACGATCAGCAAGAGGGCCCCTAGCGAGGACACCGAGGCGATTGCCACCATGATCGCCTCCGACTGGCACGTTGAGGAAATTGTCAGGAGCGAGACGGTCAATGGCCTCAACGAGTACAATCCAGAGATCGCCGAGAAGAGAGCCCAGGCGTTCTTTCGTAACGGTCTACGGCTTCTGGATATCTGTCGGCGGGACGTGGACGTTACGACACTCGTCTTGCCGCTTCTGGGCGACTTTATCACCAACGAGCTCCACGAGGACAGCGTTGAAAGCAATGCAATGGCCCCGATCGACGCAATGGTTTTCGCCCAGGAGCTCATCGCCAGCGGCATTACTTTTCTGCTGAAGAACTTTGACGGGCCGATAGTTGTGCCGTGTCACTCTGGCAACCACGGGCGCGTCACGAAGCGGGTTCACGGGGCCATGGAGCACGGGCACTCGTTGGAGTACTTTATGTACCGCAACCTGGCGAGCTTCTTCAAGGGCGAAAATCGGGTCACCTTTCACGTGCATCAGTCGTACCACTCCTACATCGACTATTTCGATCTGACCGTACGCATGCACCATGGGCACGCCACCAGATACCATGGCGGAGTTGGAGGTTTATACATTCCGGTCAATAAGGCGATCGCGCAATGGAACAAGGCCAACCCCGCCGATCTCGACCTGTTCGGCCACTTCCATCAGGCCAAGGACGGGGGCAACTTCCTGTCCAATGGGTCGCTGATTGGCTACTCCGATTTCGGCATTCGTATCAAGGCGGACTATGAGGTTCCGAGGCAGCAGTTTTTCTTGGTGGATTCGAAGCGCGGTCGCACCATCACGGCGCCCATTCTGGTGGAGGAATGAAGCTCTTCGAGGCGGTGTTTTACGCTGCTATCATTGTCTGCGGTTACTTCGCCGCCCAGACCGACAAGCGCACCCCGTACCCGGTGGATATGTGTCTCGTCAAGAGCAATCCCGCGACCGGTGAGGATATGACGACCAGCGTCTGGTCGGACCAGGTCGAGAAATTCAAGAAAAAATACCCGGGATCCTATTGCGGTAAGTGCGGGAAAGAACGAAAGTGCCCTTGACTTTTCGTTAACTGGCGGCTATCATCATTTTAGATTTCCCAGGAGGAAAAATATGGACCGACCTGCCAACCTTCAGCCCACCGAGCATCACGTCAGATCGAGCCGCGCTACAATCGTGGACATCGCGGAGTTCGTTCTGTCGCGCGATCAGGCCGACATGGTCGGCAACGCGGGCCTATGGAAAGGGCTTGTCGACCGACTGGCGCAGTACACTCTGCAAGCGGAGTATGCTCGGAATGCGATGACCATGAGAGATACGAGGATGCGCCTAGATCAAGGCGAGGACGCACCTATAGAGAGAGAGGCACAATGAAACCAAAGAGACATCTGATCGGGGTAAGGGTGGCGGTGAGTCTCCACCGGAGAGCGCTAGCGCTGTCGAAGAGGGAGACCGAAGCGGGTCGTAGGCTGACCGTAGCCGAGATCTACGAAGCGGCTCTCAGGGCATTTCTGGCCAGCGCGGGCCAGTAGGGGGTACAGCAGTGGCAGAAAAAGCAACGTTCATTGACATCGGTGCGCTCTGGCGCAGGGACTCGGGGAAGTCGCGGGCCAGTGGGTTACTTGACCTGGCCGAGGTGGAGAAGCTCCTGAGGGCCCTGCCCGATGAGAACAAGGCTCGCATCTTCTTGTCCGACAACAAGAGCAGCCACGAGCGCGCTCCTGACTTCCGCATTACGGCGGTCTACGGTGGCGAGGACTACCGGCAAAAGAAAGAGGGGTCTCGCGGCGGGCGTGATAGCTCGCGCAGGGAGAGGCGCGACCGGGACGAGCAGACGAGGTTATTCCAGGGTGCGCGAGACGACGACGAGGAGGTTCCCTTTTAGGAGGGTGCCCCTACCAGTGTTCAAGCATGGACATCAAGCTCGGTCAGACCATGGTAGGTGGATGGGTCGCTACGATGGACGGTCAGGCGGTAGTAGGAGATTCATCGGCGGGGGCCATGAGGGCCCTCTACCGCCGGACTGACCACAAGGATCTCGTGGCCCAGGCAGGTAAGGACGTTCTTTTCTTCTTGGAGTGGATCGATGGCATCCAGGAGTCTACGGCAGAGAGACAAGGTCGGAAACCTTGGTAAATGGACATGGTATTGCACCTCCTGCTGGGAGCACATGACCGGCTTCGCCGAGGCTGAAGACGCCCGCAGTGACGGGCGCAGCCACAAGACCAAGAAGCCCGGCCACGTCGTCAGCGTCACTCGCAAGCTCAGGAACCAAAACGAGCAGCCGTACTTAGAGAAGCTGTAAAGGGGGAGTACATGAGCGGTCGGCTAACAACAAGGCCCAAACCCATCCTAGCGTGGCACTTTCTTTCCGATCGCGGGAAATTGCGCTATGGCACTCGCAGAAAAGTCAAGGTAGGGAAGACCTATCAAGCTAAAGGCCCATTGGTAATATGCAGAAATGGGATGCATGCCAGCGAGCGAGTAATTGATGCACTCGCTTATGCCCCCGGTGCCATTGTTTGTCGGGTGGAGCTGTCTGGCGAAATCCTACGTGGCCCTGACAAATTGTGCGCTCGCAGGCGGAAAGTGACAGCCATGGCAGATGCCACGCGCGAATTGCACTTGTTCGCAATTTGGTGTGCGCGACGGGCTCTCAAGGCGGCCAGGGTTACAGATGAGCGATCTTGGAATGCCCTGAAGGTAAAGCGGCGGTGGCTAGATGGCAAGGCCACAGGTGCCGAGTTGGTTGCTGCCTGGTATGCCGCCAAGGCTGCCGCCAGGGATGCCGCCAGGGATGCCGCCAGGGATGCCTCCAGGGCTGCCGCATGGTCTGCCGCCAAGGCTGCCGCCAGGGATGCCGCCTGGGATGCCGCCTGGGATGCCTCCAGGACTGCTAGGGCTGGTACCAAGAAGGTTGCTGCCTTGATGGCTATCCAGGCTGCCCAGAACAAGGAACTAGAACGAAGACTCAATCGACTACTCAACCAAACCGAAGCCAAGAGATGACCATTCCTAAGGACGTGTATCGTATGGTACAAAGTATGGTACAAAGGGTCAGGAGATTTTTGTTTCCTCGTGGCTGCTATATCTCGTACGGCTTCCAAGTGCGGTGGGTAAACCCGTGTCCGTTTTGCTGTCGTGGCAGGGGCGATAAGTGAGCCTCTCTTACATTGTGGGCCCAGTCCTCCGATATCTGGAGTCCCCAGAAAAGCATCTCAACTCCGAGGCCATGCTAGCATCAGTGGAGCGCATGAAGTACGTCTTGTCTGGTCAGTTCTCCGGAGGGCGCAAGGGTAGAGACACGTCCGAGATCAAAATGTACCCTTCCGAGGCCGGCAAATGTGAGCGCATGATCCAGTACAAGGTTCTCGGTATCCCCGGAGAGCCCTTTCAGGGTGACACCACCTTCAAGATGGCCATGGGCGACCTGCTGGAGCTCACCATCCTGTACGTTGCGGCCCACGCCCCAGGCGTAGAGATCGTGGATAACAACGTGATTCGCCCAATCACCATCGCTGGCCGGCCATGGCGCGGTGCAACGGACGGGATCCATGTCGGCGACAAGCGGCGCAACGTAGAGATCAAGTCCACCTCTAAGTACGGGCTTGAGATAACACAGCGCAAGGGCGTCAATGATGACTTCGGATACCTCAGCCAGGCCGCGGTTTATATGCGTCAGCTCCTGGTTGACAAGGCGATCGACCCGCCCGGTGAAACCATCTTCGTCTACGTCTGCCGAGACACCATGAAAATGTGGGAGACGATTGTTAAATACGAGGATATAAAGGACTTGGCGGTAGCCGCTGACGAGAAGTTTCAGCGCGTCATTGACGCGGTGGAGGCCAAAAAGCTGCTGCCCAGACCCCACGTTCTTGAAGCAGGCGCCCTTGGCCTCAATTGCTCCTACTGCGCCCTGAAGCACACCTGTTGGACCGAGCCGAAGCAGGTTGTGACGTTTGATCAGAGCATGAGGCCGGTGTACCGAGAGAAGCCGACCACTATCGTGCGCATGGAGATGGTAAAGCGTCGGCCTAAGTGGTTTGTTGTTGATGTGTGAAATTTACGTGTTGGGGGTTATTTCGGGTAGCTACTGGAAGCGGAAAATGCAGGGTTACGCTGGTGAGAGTCCAAAGGGCTGTGATACGGCCAGCCACGAGCCAGCGAATCACGTACCTGTTAACCTGAAGCCATCGCGGTCGGCCCAACTCAAATGAAAGATCAAGAGAAAGAAATTGATAGCAGAGAGACATCTCGGAGCGATGAAAGAGAGCGGTATCTGTCCTGGTTGCGTAGACCGCCTGACCCAGGCCGGCGTTATAGGTTCCACAGACGAGGGCCTAAGGATCAACTATCCTGGGATCAAGGGGTTCTATCGGATCCGCTTGGATAATCCGGCCCCCGGCAAGGGTAAGTACACTCAGCCCAAAGACACTGGCAGCCGGCTGTTTCGGGCTCCGCTGTATAAACAGTGGTCTACTGGCTCCCATCCAATCTTCATCACCGAGGGCGAGAAGAAAGCCTTGGCTCTGGATTGCCGTTTCGAGGGACGGTTTGGCGTTCTCGGAATAGGCGGCGTGTGGAACTGGACTGGCGGCAAGGACGAGGGTCGACGGATTCTAATTGAGGACTTTCACGACATCGATCTGTCCGGGCGCAGCGTCTATATCGTCTTCGACTCTGACGCAGAGGACAATCAGCAGGTCCTACAAGCCGAGCGCGGCCTCGCGCGGGCCCTGCAAGACAAAAAGGCCAAGGTCAAGATCATAGCTCTACCTCCAGAGCATAAGGGTATAGACGATTGGCTGGTGGCTTGGGGCGACAGATGGCGGGAAGAGCTTCGTGAGCTAGCCAGGGAAGCGATGCACACCCGGAGCGGGGATCGCTATCGCGCCATTTACGATCAGGTGTATTCGTTCGAGGACATGGTGGGAACCAAGTTTCCAATGCCCGAGTTCTACTGCGGGACCGACGTGTTCGGCCTCGTGGGGCAGGGCATGGTGACTATCATTCATGGCCCAACCAACGTTGGCAAAACCTATCTCGCTACCCAGATGGCCGTCAGTATTGCCACTGGAAATGATTGGCTGGATCACCCATGCAGAAAGGCTAAGGTGCTTGTCCTTCAGGGTGAACTCCCTCCGGGGCTGTACGCCCGCGGCCGGCTCATGCCGTGGATGGAGCGCGTTGGCTGTCCGGAGAATCTCAAGTTCTACAACTGGTCGTTCAACTTCGCCGAGTCATCCCGGTTTCGGGAGGCGTTCGAGGACGGTCAGTGGCAGGGGTTAAACAATTTCGAGACCATGCTGGACGAGCATCGTCCGGATGTGGTTCTCATCGATCCGCTTCAAAGCTATCACAACCTCGTGGAAGCATCTAATGATCAGCTCCGCGAGTTGCTGAAGCGGCTGAAGCGGATCGCTATTTCTCGCAACCTGGCGCTCGTCTGCGTGGATCACGATCGCAAATCTGGCGGGGATGGAACCAACGCCCTTCGCGGCGCGTCCGCCAAGAGCGATCTGGCTGATGCCGTGATAGGTCTCGTCAAGGACGAGGGTGCGGTCATGCTCAAATACAGCAAGGTCAGGTACATCAACCGGGCCATTCCTGACCCGTTCGAGATCCATATGGCAGACTCGACTTTCTATGTCGGGCCGAGGCCGGACATTGGAGGTTTTACCGGAGAATGAGACCGAGGAAGACCCAGCTTAGAACCAAGCTCCGCGGCCTCGCGCGGGCCTATCGTAATCTCCCATGGATGATAGGAGACGCCATCAACGAGGGGGATCGTACCAATGGTGAGGATGTTTATACGCTCGCTGGGGAGCTGCGACTCTCTGAGGCCCAACTCTACGACTTTGCCCGTGTGGCCAGGGTGTGGCCCAGGTCGAAGCGCGTCTTTGACCTTCCGTGGTCCTATTATCGAGACGCTGGCACCGATCTGGGCGTAGCTGGTGCAGTGCTGTCTTCAACATGTAAGATGGGCTGGTCCAGAGATCAGATGCGCCAGTGCTTGCAGAGAATTAGAAAGCTGTCCGATGAACATCAATGAAGCCCTGAAAAGGATCGAGCAGTGGACCGCACAGCCGGATCTGATGTTCGATTGGCGGTCGGACACGCTCAAGCTGGCGTGCCTGGTCCTCGAAGACATACTGAAGAATCCCCAGGGCGCCGGCCGAGCCAAGGACCTATCTCGCATCCGCGCCGTGGCGCAGCTCCAGTCCCTTATGGTGGCCATGGAGTCTATGCGTATCAACGTGCCGATCGTCTGCCCTAACTGCGAGCACGAGCACACGTTGAAATGACGGCCTCCAAGGACCGCATCGTCGGCGGGGCCATATTCGGCTCTCGCGTCTCCACGGGCGAGCTCCATCCGTCGAGACAGCTACTACTGAGCCGCATTGCCCGCGACCCATGGGCATTTATGACCGGTGTGGACCCTATCACAGAGATTCCGCTGGTCTGGACGCGTAACGAGAAGTCGAGCACCGGGAAAGACCCATTCCCACACAAGGATTATTTACGTTTATACACGCAAGCTCTTCAGACCGAGCCTGTGCTGTTCGTCCCAAAGTCTCGCCAGATGATTATCTCGACGTGTACGCTGACTTTGGCGCTGTGGGAAATCCTCTTCAACCCGTCGTGGCGAACCATTCTCTCGAAGGTCACGGAAGACGAAGCTGAGGAGCTCCTAGAGAACAAGGTTCGCTATACCTATCGGCACCTGCCGGAGTGGATCCGTACTCGTCGGCGCATTGACGACAAGCCTAAAGGTAAGGCCGAGTGCAAGGACACGGCCAGCTATATCCTGGCCGCGGCGCAAAACGCGGCCGACAGAGAGTGTCGCGGCGGCACGGCCAACCGGGTTATAGTTGACGAGGCGTGTTATCAGGACTATACCCGGTCGATCGTTGAGGCAGGGGGACCCATGACCCAGCGCCTGGTTCTCATCTCGTCCCCAAACATCAGCTATCCCGGCGGGCGGTTCATGCGCGCTGCGATCTACGACGAGGATATGGACAATGTCTAAACGTGCTTGCTACATCGCCGGGCCCATGCGTGGCATACCGGGCTACAACGAAGCGGAGTTCGCGCGGGCCGCAAAGTTGCTCAGGTCTCAGGGGTGGATCGTCCATAACCCTGTTGAGATGGACAAACAAGACGGCGATTTTGAGCCCGGCCTGACCGTGCAAGAGCAGGAGCGGCGCTCCACACCCGAGACGTGCCGCAAATTTGCCGGGCGTGATATCGATGTGATAGTCAACATCCTCCGGGCGGAAGACGGCGATGCGATCGTGCTTCTACCCGGGTGGAGATCCAGCGTGGGAGCGACTGCCGAGTTTCAAGTGGCTCGATGGGTAGGGCTGAGGTGGATCCTTTTGGGGGACCCCGACACGGACGGGCTACTCGTTCAGGCAGGAAGCGATGAGTGAAGGGGAAGCGGTGACAAAACTCCACAGTTATTCGAGCCCGTTTTTGGTGGGGCATCAGGCGCTGCAACGTTACGAGGATCGCCCCGGTATCTTCGAAGTGGGTGTCTTCGTCGAGGAGAAGATCGATGGGAGTCAATTCTCGTTCTCGCGTGATGGGTCAGGACTCCGCTTTCGCTCAAGAAACGCTGAGGTGTTCAAAGACGGCGCGGGGATGTTCCAACGAGGCGTGGATGCTATCGCCGAGATAGCCGACCAGCTCCGCGATGGATGGACCTACCGTGGCGAGTACCTCATGAAGCCCAAGCACAACACGCTCTGCTATGACCGTGTGCCGGTGCGCCACGTCATTCTGTTCGATATCGAGACCCAGCCCAATGTGTTTCTCGATCCGCAGGAGCGGGCAGAAGAAGCGCACAGGCTTGGACTCGAATCGGTGCCGGTGCTGTTCTGCGGGAAGCTCACGCCGGTTGATCTAAAGGAGATGCTCGCAGGCGGAAGCGTTCTAGGCGGAAAAAGAGAGGGGCTTGTGGTAAAGCCAATCGGCCACGCGCTATGGGGGCGCGACAAGAAAGTCCTTATGGCCAAGCTCGTAGCCGAAGACTTCAAGGAGAAGCACGAGACGGAGTGGCGCAAGTCCAATCCAACAAAAAGGGACATCATTCAGGAAATCATAGAGACCTACAGGACGGAGCAACGGTGGCAGAAAGCTACCCAACACCTACGGGAAGCCGGAGCGCTAAAGGGTGAGCCGTCCGATATCGGGCTGCTCATGAAAGAGGTGCCGAACGACATACTTGGAGATTCGGCGTACGAGATTCGCGAGCGCCTGTTCAATCACTTCTGGAAGGAGATATCGCGCTCTGTCACAAAAGGGCTCCCCGAATGGTACAAGGCGCGGCTGTTCAAGGAGGCGAGAGGATGAGGAAGAAAAAAGCAGTAAAGAAGAAACAAGTAGTACAAGTACGGGTTGGTTGTTGTAGGCTCGTAGCGATTCGCAGTTCTCGTTCAACCCGATGGCGGATCATGCTCCAAGGTGCGGCTGGCAATACTGTGACAAACGACATCTTAGATAAGGCGCTAGAGCGCCATTTCCCTATTCCTCTTTGGCAATGGCGCGAACTGGCCAAGCTAATATCACTTATGGACAAGAACACTCCCCTTGTTTGAGCCAAAAGAAAGAAAAAAAATGACCACAGAAGAGACCGAGCTGCGCGCCGAGGCGCTGAATCGATTCTCGGAAGATCCTGAGTTCGAGGCAGGCATGGTGGAGTTTCTCTATCGGATCTACAAGCACAAAGACGCGCCTCGAATACTTGATCGCCAGGCAATCCGCACCCCTTTTGGAACCTTAAATCTGGTGGGATGGATAAGAAACGATTGACGGGAACCAAAGATAAGCCGCTCCGACCGTGCGAAGGCGTGCGCCAGTGGACCACCTCGAAGGGCTGGTCCGTCTTTGAGATACATTACACCGCGGATCCCGACAAGAGATCCGAGGAGTGGAAACAATCGGCGCTCGACTCTATGCCCGATCTCCAGTCATACAACCGAGAGTTCGAGATCGATTGGACCAGCACCACTGGCCTGGCGTTCTATCAGGCGTTCTACAAGAAGAACATCGAGGAGCCTGGCTACTATGTTCGCGTACAAAACGTTCCGGCCCCACCTGCCGTTATTTATCGAGGGTTCGACTTCGGCTTTCGGAGGCCGGCCTGTGTTTGGGCCTACCAGGATCGAGACGGGCGCCTGCGGGTGCTTCGGGAGTTCTCGCCTCAAAACATGGATGTCTACGAGTTCCGTGACACGGTTCGAGCCATCTCTGGCGAGATCGGTCTTGACGACAAAAGTTTAGACAACAAGCCCAAAGCACAAGAAACCTTGAATACCCTTCATCCAGGCGTGCCATGGTTTTCGAAAGATCACCAGTTCGTGGACTTCTGTGGCGTCGAGGCTCGCAAGGTGAACACCCTAACCGGAGACCATGGCGAGATCAACGACTACGAGGTGATGCGCAGTGGCGGCATAGACCTGCATATTGTTAACCAGCGCGTCTCGGCCGGCACCTATATTATCCGCCAGCTCATGAAAGATTACGGCGGGTCGCCGAACTTGTTGATCGATCCAACGTGCGCGGTGATCATCCGCGGCCTAGCCGGAGGCTTAACCTTTGGCTCTGGCACAAAGTCAACGCCTTTGGACGATGCGATTGCGCCGCACCCAGAGCTGTCTCATCTTCACGACGGACTGCGGTATCTAGTCTGCGGCGTCTTCAACGTTGCCGACATGCAGAAGGTCATCAACCAGGGTGTGGCGCGGGCCCAGAAGAGATCGGTCCACCCAAGCAAAAAGGAGCCCCCCAGGTATGGCCCCACGGACGACCTGGAAGACTTGCCTTTTTGGGCTTCCCTGGAGTAGTTTAAACATATGGCTTCCCTTATAGAGCGCTCCGTCACCCAGGAGATCGCCATGCCGGGCAACGAGGGGGTCGATTTCGACGCCAAAAACGACCCACGCGGCATGGCCGGCGAAGATACGCTCAAGAGGTTTGAGTACTATGCTGACTCCCTCAAGAACCACTTCGAGGACGCGGAGAAGTGGTGGAAAATGTATCTGCTCATACGCAAGCAGAGCTTCAAGCCGTGGGAGTATTGGCGCAACAAGATCACGACCGCGCATCCAAACACCGTGATAGAGGTGTCCACGGCCCATCTGGTCTCTCAGGTGTTCTCGCACAGTCCGCCCATTGCCCCCGAGAGCACGATGGCTATCGGCTCCGAGGCTCTAGAGGCTCGCATGACCAAGTGGTTCGCCTACCAGCTTCGCATGAACAAGTTTAGACGCGAGCTCGAGCTATTTGTTCGCGAGATGCTCGTGCAGTCCATTGCCGTCAGGAAAAATGCGCTGATCGAGCGGTCCAGGGAGATTATCTTCTTTCCTGGGGAGGCTCTGGCCGAGGAGTTCGACGAAAAACTACGCACCGTGGTCATGGAAATGGGCGCCAAGCCACCGCAGCCTGAGGAGTTCGAGGATAAGCAGTCCTTTATGCAGGCATTTGAGGAATTTCGCAAGGCCGTTAACGGAGCGTCGGACATTGGCCTCCCAGAGATGCCGGTTGCCGGGCCCAGGAAGATTACTCAGTTCAAGGGCGCGGGCTGGAAGCGAATCTCAATGTTCAACTTCTTTTACGACCCCGCCGTCTCGCACGACGAAGCCGAAGACTACATCCTGGCGTCCAGTGCTGATGAAAAGTGGGTGCGCAAAAACGCCATGGGAGAGAGCTCCCCGTTCGACCCTGACATGGTGGAGCGAGCCCTGGCCAACGGAACAAAAGAGCGTGGTGACATGTTCAACGCGCAGACCGGAGGCAACCAGTTCGAGGAGCGTCTGGCGCGGGCCCTATCGTCATCCAGCGTAGACTCAGGTAGAGAACATCCAGGCAAAAAGAAGCCGATCATTCTCCTGGAGCACTACTACCCAGCGAGCAAAGTCCCATACCGAGTGGTGCTGAACGGCCTCTGTATAAACAGACGGAAGACCAACCCGTTCAACCACGGTGACTTTCCGTTCACGATCGCCACCAATGCCAACGTGCCGTTCATCTCCAGCGGTATTTCGGAGCTGATGCCCGGGGAGTCGCTCTTCAGGGAGACCAACAATCTGCGCAGTCTGACTTCGGACGGTGTACTCCTCTCCGTCCTACCAATTTTCTCGCGTATACGTGAGTCCGGCTTGACGGACCTGGCCAAGTTCGTCGTACCTGGTGCCATCCTGGATTCCGCCCGGGGAAGTAGGGCCATCGAGCAGGTGTCGAAAGTGACCCCGCCGGACACCCTGCGCCACCTCGCGGAGCTGCGCACCGAAATAGAAGACGCCACCGGCACGTACCCCCAGGCCCGCGGAGCCATAGGCCCAACCAGCGTGACGGCCACGCAGACCGAGCGCAGCTTTCAGGGCTTGGCCGTCAGGAACCAGCTAAAGCTGCACCGACTGGAGTCGGACCTGTCTACGCTACCGCCTCAATGGCTGTCTATCGCGTACCAGTTTCTTGACGACAAGGATATTTCGAGTTTAAACAAATTGCTCGTCAAGGAGCTGACGTCTCAGTACTCCTTGGAAGACTTTTCCCAGGCGATCGGCATGGACTGGGCGTTTCGGGCGAGCAACATCGTGGCCAACAAAGAGCTTCAGATCTCGAACCTGAAGGACCTGTTAACCATCGGGGTCAACGCCTTCGCGGCCCAGCCAACGAAACCGGTCTCGTTCGATCGTCTGTACCTGGCCATCGTGGAGAAGACCGATCCAGACCTGGCCGAGCTCATCAAGACCACGCCGGAGGAGGCCCAGCAGCAGCAGTTGGAGGCCCAGGCGGCCGCCGAGGCCGGCGCGGGCCCCGAGGCATCCGTTTGATTCCTGTCTGTGTGGGGGTGATTCCTCGGCCTCGGCAGGAGTGTTGCCGCCACGAGCCGCAGTATCCTGGCTCGCGGA